TCTACGGGCTCGATGGCACGTCTGGAAGTGGCGGCTTCTGCGCCGAAATGTTCTGGGTCTACTCGTTCCCGGCCGCCCAGCGCGTAGACGCAAAGGAACTGCGACCCGGTGTCATCGTCGACGCGATGCCCGGTCAGGAATGCCGCCACGACCCGATCAGCCGCGAGCACGCACCAGAGCGTCTCGGACCCGCTCACGAGATCGGCGACGATCTGCTCAAGCGTGAGGTCCGTTGCCTTGGTGAGCCCCTTGAGGAGATGCGGGGCGGCGTGCATCCACATGTCGCCGACCAAGATCGGGGGGATTGCGACAATGCGCGGTTCCATGGTCATCCGAGTGCCACCCAAAAAAACGTCTTGTCTGCGTTCGCGTTGTTCGCGTGCGTGATGGTGAAGGTGCCGGACCCGACGGTGCCGACGTAGATCGACCCGGCCCCGAACTCGGCCGAGGCGTTGGCCGTCGTGGGCATCAGGAAAATCTTGCTGTCCTTGCCGATGTTGAGCGCCGTCACGACCGTGGTTGCTTGGCTGGCGCGCAAGGTCACGGTCCCGACCGCGTTGGATCGACCGGCGAACAGGTCTCGGATCGCCTGCGTGAGGCGAGGAACCGATGTCTCGGTGATCGCGGGGACGTTGCCAGCCATCAGCCATGCCCTCCACTGATGGTTGCGTGAGGCTGCCAGCGCTCACGGCGAGAGAAAAACACCGGCAGCCTCACGGTCGCATGATCGACGAGCGCCAGAACGCCCCTCCGATGTCGATCATGTTGCAATAACGGCGCGTTTGTCCTGTCCCTGGGTCGGTTCAGAATTTGACAATTTGAACCGGTCGTGCTATCCTTGGCTTTCCCATCATCGGAGGGTTCATGCCTAAGCAGCCGCAGTCGACAGAAGACCAGATCGCACACGCTCGCGAGGGCGGCGCTAGCTTCTGGGATATCAAGCTCAAGTTTGGCGTTCCCGCTGTCCGCGTGCGCGAGATCATCCGCGCGCACGCTCCGCACGTCCTGCACAACACCGTGGCCGTTAAGGTCTCGTGGGACGCCGTGTTGCTGTTCAAGCGCGGCATGAGCTACGGCAAGATCGCCAAGGCCATCGGCGTCTCGAAGGCAACGGCCATCCGCGCCGTCGATATCGGCCTCAAGAGCTGGGATCGGCGCGGAATGGACATCAAACGCCTCTAAGTCCCTAACACAGGCTGGGGGTATGACCGATGTTAGTAACATCGGTCCATCCGCAGCCCTGATGTTATGCGCTTGAGCGGTCGCAGCACTCCTATCGCCACCGTACTCCCTGATGTGAGGCTCCGGATCGGCCGAAATGGCCTGTTCCAGCATCCGAATGAGGGAATTGCTCATCGCGCGCCCTCCGTCGTGTAGTCGGGTTGAGCTCCAGACACGAAAGTCCACTCGGTTCCGGCCGGGATGCGCATCTTGACGCGGGCATGCCGGGTCGAGGCGCGCTGCGGGCAGAAGCCTTGCGTGTTGATCAGCGTCTCGGTCGTGTAGGACGGCGTCGCGTTCAAGCTCTCGCGCTTGCCGACGCTGCCATAGAGCGTTGGGGCATCCGTGATGGGGTAGAGCCCGCGCACGAACATGCGCTTGGCAATGGCGCTCTGCTCGGCCGTCGTAACGGTCGCCTCAAGGTTGCTGCCCGTGAAGTAGCCGAGCATGTGATCTTCATCGACCATCGCGAGCTGCGAGAGGGTCGCGGCCGAGAAATCGTCAAAGCTGACCGTCATGCTATCGATGCTGCCGGCGACATAGCCGCCGCTCGTCCAGGCATTGGCGTAGGTCGAGCCTTGCAGATCGATGTGCGTCCCGTCGACGACGGTGATTGTCCACGTGCCATTGGCCTCTGTTGTGCCGCCGACGCTGGCCACCGTCTTGATGTCGCCCGTGGTCCATCCCGTCGTGCTCGACACGGTGAGGCGGACAAGCCCGGACCCGTTGTTGGCCGTGCCCGTGACGCTGATCGCGCCGATGGTGTCGAGGCTTTCGAGGGTCAGGCCAGGCTTAGCCAGGCCGACCATGACCTCGCCCTCGATGTCGAGAGGGGCCCAGCGGTTCAAGACGTAGTTGAACGCCAGCGCCTTGTTGAAGCGCGTCGGGGCGAACGACGCCTCCTTGTAGGTGAAGATGACGACGTTCTGCGCGGGATCGTTCACGCCCTGCACGAGCTGCGGGTTGGCGCTGTCGTATGCCTCAAGAAATGTCCGGTCGACACGCTCAAAGCCAATCGGCGTGATGCCGCCGTCCGCCGTGATCTTGGTGAAGCCCTTCGCCGAGGCAAAGAAGATCGCCCCATTGGCCTCGACAAGCGACTGTGCCGAGATTGCGCCGACGTCCTTGGCCAGTCGGTCGATCTGAAAGACGACGTCAGAGCCCGGCGAGAAAATCATGCGCCTGATGGCGCTGTCCTGCACGATGATGCCGAACTCGCTGCCGATGACGCCGCGCACGTTGCCGCCATCCGGCAGGTCTTGAGAGTCGCTGTATGTGGTGCCGCTCGTCCACGTGGTGATGGCGTTCAGGCCGGACCACTGCACGCGCTTGGGGTAGCTCAAGAGCCCCGAGAGCACGACGAACCGGTTCACGACCGTGACATAGGCCGACTGCGGGGGCGAGCCGCCGAGGTCTGCGAAAGCCGTGTCAATCTCGACGTCGAATACCTGCGGCACGGTGTTGGCCTGCACCGCAATCACCTTGTTGTTGAACTGCACGAACTGCCAGTTGGCCGTGCTGGTCAGGTCCGAGTAAGCGCTGCCGCCCTTGCTGACGTCCGTCCATGTCAGCGTTGTGTTGTCGAGCGCGTAGAGCCGGGTCGACGTGCCCGCGAATATCTTGATGCTGCCATCCGTCTTGCGGGCAAAGAAGCACCCCCGGCACGCCGCCGCCATCGCTCCGGAGAACACGTTGGCCGACTTGAACGGGCCGTAACCATCCCCGCGCGGCAACACGTTGAGGATTGACGACGTGCTGTCGATGTTGAGGTCGGAGATGTCCGGGCGGTATTCGCCGATGGTGAGCACGGGCATGGGTTAGAACTCCATCGCCCGAATGCGGTTCTGCCCGACCATCGTCAGACGCGCCGTGCGGCCCTTGAGCTGATCCAGCGCCTCGTTGACGCCCTCGGCCATCGTCTGCGCGAGGTCGGTGTCTTTCAGGACGTGAAGGGCGAGTTCGAGCTTGGCGCGCGAGCGGATCAGGCGCTCGGCGTGCGTCATCCACGCGTTGTTGGCCTCGCCGTCGGTAGCTGGCGCGGCAACCTTGACCACAGCCCCGACGCGGACCGTGCGCACGTCCTCGGGGACGGGATAGAGCCGGATGGCGTTGTTATACCAGCAATACGCCCATGGGATGCCGGTCGAGGTCCCGTTGGTGCTCAAGTCCTCCATCTGCTCGGGCATCTGTGCCGTGAGCGCATAGGGCTGATCGCCGACGTAGAGGCGCACGTAGTCGAACTTGATGATGCTCGCGATGAAAGCCGCGTCCGCCGACGTGTAGAACTCTTGCAGCGCGACCGTGTCGAAGGTGTTCGACCGGCTTTCGTTGAAGAAAAAACGCTCGTCGGTGTACGCCTCTATTGCGTCGCTGATCGCGTAGGCGATTTGCGACGTGATGTCGTCGCGCGCCAGCTCGTCGGCAATCCTGGCCTTCATGATGGCGAGGGTGGTCATTGGCTGCGCTCCCATCGCTTAGGCACCTTGACGTGCACGGTCGTCATCCACTCGCCGATCCGGCTAACCTCGCCTTCGACGCGGTGCAGGCGGTCGCTGCTCTTGTTGATCTCGCCCGTCTGCCACTCGTTGCGCGATTTCTCGCGCTCGTTGATGGCGTCCTGCTTGGCGATGAAGCCGGAGAACTGCGACGTGGTGATCCAGATGATGCCCGCGCATACCATCGAGAACAGCACAGCGACCGAGACGACCGAGCCGATGACTTTGTGGACGTCGAGCGAGGGCCGCGCCTCGATGCGATCGAACTTTGAGCTCAAAGCGCCGACAGCCGCCGTCATCGTCTGCTGCATGCCGTTGAAGCCGTTGTGCACGTCGTCTTGCAGCTTGTTCAGCCCGGCCTCGACACCCGTCATGCGGCCACTGAGGCCGTTAATGGCCGCATCGTGATGCGCGAGGGTGGTCACCAGGTCTTGGCGGAACGGGTCATCAGCCGCACCCGCCATCCGGGCCGTCGTGGCGCTCCGCATGTTTGTGGCGCGGTCAGACATCGTTACGCGACCTCGATCTCAAGGGTCGCGGTGAACGTCTCGCCCGAGGCCGGCGTGTAGGCAGCCGTCGCTTGAATGAGGCCGTAGAGCTTGCCGGTCAGGTCCGGGAAGTTGAACGGGATGTCGAGCGAGCCGGTGCGTTTCATGACGCCGGTCGTGCCGCCCGCGAAGGCCCCGGTTGCGAGGTCAATCGTCACCACGTCGAGGAAATTGGCCGCCGAGGCGATGGCAAGCGCGCCGTTGTCGCCGTTGGTCGGCACACCCGGGTCCGCGCCGAAGATGTAGACCTTGAAGCTCGCGAGCGTGACCGTCTTGTCGCTCTTGTAGAGGCGAACGCCACGGATGCGCCCGGTGCGACCGCTGCCGTTGATGCCCCACTTGAGCGGCGTGACGCTGGCGGCCGTCGTGCTGTTGGCCACGAGGTCGTTCGCGCCGTACTGCGTCGTGTCGGCCGGGCGAGTGAAGCTGTTGGACGGCGTGTAAATCATCGTAGTTCCCTCTCGTCGGTCTCATGTGTCGAGGGGGCCGAAGCCCCCTGCGACTAGAGAGCCTTGATCACGTGCACGTAGATTTTCAGCGTGCCGTTCAGGGCGACCGCACTGTCGTGCTTGTTGGCGACGATGATGGTTGCCGAGCCGGCAGCGGGCGTGGCCGTTTGCAGGATGGGCGTGCCTGCAGAGTTGGTGCCGTTACCGACCGTGACTTGCAGCATGTCTGCCGCAGCGATTTTGTCGTTCGTCAGCGTGAGCGTGTACTTGGCATTCTGCGCCGTGGTCAGGGCCTCGGACGTGATGATGCACATGTAGTCGTTGCAGGTTGCCGCACCGGCCGAAGCCGTGGCGGTCCCGATCTCGCTGGCGAAGCCGTCGACTTCGAGCAGCATATTGCGGAACCGGGGTTCCTGGTTCTGTGAGCCGGTAGGCATGGTGTCGTGTTCCTTTGTCGCGTCGAGAGGGTTGTGTGCGGGATGACCAGTTGCCCGGGCATCCCTCTCTCGTGGGGCCAGTCGACCCCGGCCTTATTCAAGGCGAGGTGCCGATCCGGCCGTCACGAGCGGCACCGCCTATCCTCAGCCTTGCGGCACGAGGTATTCGATCCAGACCATGCCGGCCCCGGCGGAGGCCGATGCCGTCGACGTGACGGCGGCCTTCATCTCGGTATCGGTCGAGCAGTAAGCGGCGGTCGTGGTGGCGAGGTCGTCAGCCACGATGATGCCAGCCGTGCCCAATGCGATGGCCGAGGCGAATGCGGAAGCAGAGCTTGCCGTGCCGATGTTCAGCGTGTTGGCGGAGTTGCCGTTGAAGGCCGTCGAGACAACGACGCCGCCACGGATCACGTAGGCGCCGGCCGGCACATACCCCAGCGAGACGCTCGTGCCATTGTCGGCGTAGGTGATCGCCTTCGTGAGGTAGTGGGTCTGAGCGGTCGTGTATTCGCGCGCGGCGGTGCCTGCGGTATTAGTAGCCATGTGCTTGCCCTTTCAGAGCGTGAGTGTGGGGATGCCCGGGGCCTGAGCCCCGAGGCGGGTCACGTCAGCGATTACGAGGAGGCGGAGGCGTAGGACGAGACGATCACGGTGCCGAAGTCGACCGAGTTGAAAACCGTCTTCTTGATGCCCCAGATCGACCACGCGGAGACTTCGAGCTTGCGCTTGTGGTCAAGCAGCTCCTCGTTCCAGCGCATCTTGCCGGAGCCGCCGGCCTGCCCGTAGGCGCACACGGCCGCCTGAGCGCCGAGTAGCACGGCACGCTTGACGGTCGTGATGGCCGCGCCCGACGAGCCGTTAACGCCGCTGGTGACGTCCTGAGAGCTGCGGAGGATGACGCCGTTGTACTCGCCGAGCGCGCCCGTGTAGATCGGCGAGAGTTTGGCATCCATGCCAGCCATTGCGGCCTTCTGGATGTCGAGCCACTGGCCGGAGGCGCTGTTCGTGCGCAGCGAGGTCACCTGATACGGGTGAAGGTACATGACGTACTTTTTCTGCCCGCCGATGCGGATCGGGTTGACCATGTTCGAGCCAACCTTGGCCATCTCGACGGCCTGATCGATCAGGTTGAGCGTGAACACGTCCGCGCTGGTGATGTTCTCGTCGGCCGAGCCGGAGCCGGCAACGATGCGGCGGGTTGCGGACGGTGCCACAACGGCGTTGAGGCCCGTGTACTTGGTCGAGGTCTGCGGGGTGTAGCCGCACACCTGATTGAAGAACGACGCCGACTTGCGGTCGGCCCACCACATCGAGAGGCCCGACTTGGCTTTCTCGCGCAGATCGAAGGGCACGCGCTGCTGATCGATCGTGTTCTCGGAGCGCACGCCGACGACGTGGCCAAGCTCGTTGATCAGCACGGCGTCCGAGTAGATCGACAGCGCCTCGCCGTTGCCCTCGGCGGTCTCGTTCTCGGTCTTGCCGTCGCCGGTCAGGCGCGCCATGAGACCGAAGGTCACCTTGTCGCCGGCGCCTTTCTTGGTGTCGGGCTTGACTTGGATGATGCTGTTCTCGTCCTCGCCCATCAACGGGGCGATATCGAGATATTCGCGCTCGGCCTGAGCAAGGTTCTTAGACCAGAGCTTTACCGCAAGTGCGTCGTTGACGCCGAAAGTGGTCGTGGACATTTTATCCGTTCCGTTTCCAGGTTGTTCCGAGTTCTGCGTCGCGCGGTATCGCTGCGCCTGCGGAACGGTCCTGTTGCGGTCGGACCGTGGAACACCTGACCCGATGACGGGGATCAACCGGAAACGGCAAAGCGCGCCGTTAGCGAGCCCTTGGAGGCTGCTACGTGCGGTTCATCTCTCGCGTGGGTGGGGATCGGTATGCCGGGGGAGAATTTGGACGGGACCAGCGCCCCTCCCCCTTACTGTTTAGCCGCCGAGTAGTTGCTTCATCTTGGCTTTGCCGAGCTTCGCAACTGTGGCAGCAAACTGTTCCTCATCCATATCAGCAAGTGCCGAAGCAGTCAAGCCCTCGCCTGCACTTCCGCCCGCGCCGGATAGCGATGCGCCGGCAGTTTTCTGGCCGCGTGCAATCTGCTCGATCTTCTGAACGGGATCGGGCTGCGGGGCTGCCGCCTTGAAGCCGCGCGCCTTGGCGAGGTTGTGAAGCATCTGAGCCGGGGAGCGCTTGGAGCCGATCGACTGCGCGACCAACGCGCGCTCCTCTTGCGCAATGAGATTGTTGCGCTCGCCAATGTCCGTCACGCCCATGGCCTCAAATTCGCTGTGGCGCTGCTGGATCAGGAACCGATAGGCGTCGGCGAACTCGGGCGTCTCCTTCACATACCGGATGGCGTCGTTCTGGTAGGCGTTGCGCAAGGCCACTTCCGACGACCGCTCGGCAGCGGCTTTCTCGGCCTCCGTCTGGCGCTTGGCGCTCTGCTGTACCGTCTGCTCAAGCGAGGCGATCTTGTTGAGCGCATGCGCGAGCGCGCCCAGCGGGTCGGTTGCGGCGTCGGGCATTGCCGTATCCTTGGCCGGCGCGACCTGTCGGGGCTGGTCGGGCTCGTCGGCCTTGGAAAGGATTTCGATCAAGACTGCAAGGCGCTCGTCGGCGCGCGCTTGGCGCTCCCGAACGGTCATCAGCTCGGTCTCGACGCCCTTCCGGCGCTCGCGCTCCTTGTGCAAAGCCTGATGTGGGACGAACCGCCCGTTGGTGGCGCGCGGCTTGCCGTCCTTGCCGAGCACGACGACTTCCTCGCCGTCATCCTCGCCGAGCCCGTCAGAGGCCGTTTTCTGCGCGTCGGCGTTTTGGGCATCCTGAGTGCCTGCCGGATGCGAAACGCTCTCCTGCGCCCCGTTTTGGCCCGTCTGCGCGTGTTCTGCCTCAAGCGCCGACGTGTCAGCGCCTTTCGAGCTGAAATAGGCGGCCTCTGCGGGCGTGAAATCGTCGGATGATACCTGTGTGCTCATGTTCTCGCCTTTCGTGTCTGTGGTCGGTCACGCACTCAACAGGCCGTCACGCATCGGAGGGCGCGAACGGCAATTGCGGCCCATTTGGCCCGCGCGGGACAACCGGCATTTGCGGCATGGGCTGCGCGTCGTTCTGCGGCTGCCGCATGGGGTCAATGGCGTGCTGGTCGAGGATGTGCCGCGTGGCCGACGGCGTGTGCATGCCCGAGACGATGGCTGCGCGGACGCGGTCGAGGTCGGCTTGCGCGCCGGCGGCGGCTGCGTTGGCCAGATCGAGCATGCCTTGGGCGCGGTCCCCATCGGCACGGGCAAGCATCTCGGCTGCCGATGCCTCGTCCTTGGCGATCTTGGCGATTGCCGCGCGTTGGCCAAGCTGCCGCTCCGCTTGCGCCTCGGGGCTGCTGCCCTGCTGCTGGATCATCGACTTGAACTGCTGCACGAGCTTGGCGGGCAGCGGCGAGTATTCCAGCATCGACACGGCGGCCTCGGGCGTCATCATGCCCTTGAACACGGGCATGAGTTGCATGAGAAACTGCCACGTCTCCTGTTTCTGATTGGGGCTCGTCGGGCTGTCGTCGATGATGATCTCGTATTCGCCCGCCGTCTTGTCGCGGATCAGCGGAATGGCCATCATGTCCCCGTTGTCCGCCGTGATGCGGATCAGGCGACCGTCGGCGAGATAGTCCTGAATGAAATGCAGCCGGACGCGGCCGACGTTCTTGCGGAAGCGCCGGAGGCTATCGAACATGGTGGCCAAGATCGTCATGGCCGCCTGCTTGCGCTGATGCTCAAGGATGCCGGGTTGGTTGGCGTCGCGCATACCGAGCAATTCGAGGTTGATCCCCGTCACGTCGCGAATGCTGCTGATCGCGAACTCAAGCAAGTTGACGTAGGCCGTAGGGATGCCGACGCCGGGCTTTTGCATGATCTTGTTCTTGCTGATCGCGCCCTCGTTGGTGAACGTGATCGCGTCGGGCTGTGCGTAGGTGTCTTGCGCCTCGCGCGTGTCCTCGAAGGCGTCTTTCTCGGCGAGGATGCCGCCCTTGGCCGTCGTGTTGAGGATGTGCAGCGTCTGGCTGAGCCACTTGTTGGCCCACATCTGCGGGTCGCGCATGAGGCGCACGAGGCCGAACCACGTCCCGGAATTGCGGTCGCGCTCGCCGGTGATGCACTGGAACGTGAAGCGATCCTTGCCGGGGCAGTTGGTGACTTCGCCGATCACGCACTTGCCGAGGAAGGCTTGCTTGTAGACCTTCCGCATCTGGCGCACGTAGGTGTATTGCAGGCCGTGCGTGGTCGCGAGTTCCTGATACTGGTCGAAGCGCTCCTGATCGAGGTCGAGTACGCGCCCGGTGACACGATCCGCCACGCGGAACATGGGCTTGCGCTCGATCCACTGCGCGTGAACGATGTGGACCTCGGCGCGGTCGTCGAAGCTGCTAGAGTTCTCGTCACGGTGGCGGCGATCTTCGACGGGCTTTGCCGGGTCCGTCTCTGCGCCTGTCGCCCATGAGGCATTGAGGTCTTCGTCAAGCACGTCGTCAGCGCCGAGGCTCTTGGCGAGGTCGCGCGCTTCGTCAATCGTCATCTTGCGGACGCGGAAAACCCGTCGGGCGTCGGCGAGGTTCTTGCTGCGCGCCGCACGATCCCAATACATTTCGAGGGGGTCGACCTTGGCCTCGACATAGGCCCCGTCGTAATCCTCATCGTAGCTGATGCGCTGCTCTGTCCAGCCCATGCCGCAGATGATCGAGTCCTGAAACGCTTCCGACTGCTCGTCCTCGGCGTCGCATCCGTCGGCCATCCATTGGCTCGCCGAGGTCAGCAGCTCGTTCGCCTTGACGGCCCCCGGCTCCTGCGTGCGCGGGATGAACATCGTGTCATGGCGGCCGTTGATCTCGATGCCGGCGACGGCCTTGATGATCGAGAGCGAGCGGTTGAACGTGATGACGGGCCGCTTCTGATCCTCAAGCGTGCGCTTGTCGGCCGGGCTCCATTGCTCGCCAACGGCAAAGCCGAACTCGACCTTGGCATTGGCGCGCCACTCGGCGCTGTGGCCCATGTCGAGCTTGAACCAATCGCGCAGGGTCACGTAAAGCGCCGTGGTGTCGAGCTTGGACGGCTCCGACACGGGGTCTTGATCGTTTGTTGTCAGCTCGTCGTCGACGGTGATTGCTGTGGCGCTTTCCATGGCTCTCCCCCTATGCCTTGGCCTTCGCCTTGCCCTTGGGCGCGGCGTTCGGTGTCGGTGCGGTAGCGCCTGCCGAGGAAAGCGCTTTCTCGATCTCGTCAATTAGCCAGCCCATCGCGCGCGGATGCAGCTTGGTCTCAATGAAGCGCTCGGCGTGGGCGTGCTTTTCCCAAGCCTTGGCGGCATCGGTAGCCAGGTCTCGCGTGTTCATGGCGCAAACTCCCTTCCGAGGTCATCGCAGAGCACCCAATCATCGGCGGCGGTATCCTCGCGCGTCGGGTGCCATCCGAAATGCACGTGCGCGAGCTCCCGGTAGGGGACCATTGCCGGCTCTACAGCCATGATGCAGGGATGCACGAACACGCGGGACGCACTGCGAAGGACGGCAGGCGGGATGCCGCAACACTTCGGGTCCGGCGCTGTCGAGTTGGTCAGGTATCGGTCCCACGCCTTGCGGCGCACGAATTGCCCGTCTCGCATTGCCGCCATTGCGCTGCCAAAGTCTCTCACGCCATTTCCCTCGATAGCCACTTGTCGATTGCCGCTGCCGTTGCCGGCTTGATCCCCTGAGACACGTCGACAGCGATTGTCTCGATGGCCCGACCGCGCCGTGCCTTGAAAACGAGGCTCTGCACGCGACCGCGCCCGCAGTGCGTCATCTCGACCTTGACGTTGCCGTTCCCGGTCTCACGCGCGAACTCTGTGGCGCACGCCTTGACGAGCTTGATGATGCCAAGTCCTTCGTCGAAATGCGTCTCGATCAGGTCGTCGTCGTGCTCCATGGTCATGCCGCCCACGCCGAGCCGCTGGATTGCGGCCGGAAGCGCTGTAGCGGCTTCTTCTGGATGTCGACGGTCGCGAATGTGAGCAGGAACGCGTCGGCCTTGTTGGGCGACTTGAGCCCGCGCTTTCGCATCTCTTTCTTGCTCTCGATCACGGTCTTGCCGCTGCTGTCGAAGTCGTAGGTCGGGGCGGTCAGCTCGGCGATCAGGCCTTCGTCAATCGCGATGCGGCAATCCCGGGCGGCGAACCACTCGCGACCCTTCCACCAGAGTTCGTCACGCTGGCGCTTGAACTTCTCATCCGTGGCCGCGCTCTCGCCGACGTTCACGCCTTGCACGGGCAAATGTAGCTCTTTCAGGCGATCGACCACGCCGGAGCCGATGCCGATCACGTCCACCATGATCTTGCTCGGGCGCTCGTCCTCGTCCGTCTTTTGCCACTCGTTCACGATCAGGCCGACAAGCTGCATCGTGTCCTTGCCGAGCCATTCCTTGACGGGCTCAAGCAGGACGTTGCCCTTGCGCTTGGCGAGGGCGCTGCTGTCGTCGCCGAAGCGGCCCACGTCGACGCCCCACACGGGCTTGACGTTGCGTGCCGTCACCTGTCGCGTGCGTGCAGCCTCGACCAATTCCAGGGGAATGACGGTGTCGTCTGCGGCCTTGGGGAACTCGCCCAGCACGCGGACGCGGTACTTGTTGCTGTCCCGGCCGTAGGTATCGATGACCTCTTGGATATGCCCACGCGCGCGCGGCACTTCCTCGCAATTGACGGTCATCGTCCGCCAGAACTTGCGCAGCTTGGTTTGCGTGTCGAAAAAGAAGCCGTTCGAGCGCGTCGGGTTGGAGAACATGCACGCCATAGCGCCATGCGTCGACAGAGAGCCTTGCGCGACCTCAAAGACGATGTCCGGGATGCCCGACGCCTCGTCCACGAGGTAAAGCACGTGCTTGGCGTGAATGCCCTGCAGGGCCTCGGGATTGTTCTTGCTGGCCGTGCGGCGCACGACGAACGACATTTCCGGCGCGGCCTTCACATAAAGCCGTTCCTCGTCGATCTGCACCTTGTCGCGCAGTTGCTCGGGCAGCTTGGCGTGCCACTTGCGGATTTCCGGCCAGTTGTTGTCCCTGAGCTGGTCCTGCGAGTTGGCCGTCATCACGGCTTTCGCGTCGAAGTGCGTCAGCGGGAACCACAAGGCGAGGATGGCCAGGATCACGCCCTTGCCGACGCCATGCCCAGCGCGCACGGAATGCCGGGGGCTATCGGTGTGATTGCCCTCGCTGTCCTTGTAGAAGTTGCGCAGGAAGTCTTCTTGCCAGCGCTCTAGCTGGTGCTGGCCCGTCGGGTTGTCGACGCCAGCGGGAAGGAAGCCCAGAACGCCCGTCGCAAACACGTAGGGGTCGCCATCGCTAGCGCGCCACGCTGTCAGCCAAGACGGGAGTTCGGTCATGCTGAGTTCCCCACGCCTGCAATCCGGATGACCAGTCCAGAGAGGCGATGCGATCAAATCGACTTGTGGTGGGAAACTCTACGGGGCGGCTTATAGCGAAAACCCCGCGCCGGGGCAAGATCAAACTTTCTTGGCAGCGCCGCCGCCCATCTGTGACCATAGCTCTAGGAAGGCGTCGCCCGCGTCGTGCTTGATGTCGAACTCGCGCGGGACCAGATCGGCTACGAGCTTGAGATAGTCCCTCGGGCTGTTCTCCCGCACGTCGGCAATGACGGCGGGGCCGTGCTTGGCGAAGTCAGAGGCCATTGCCTCGATAAACTCGCTGCTGATCTTGTTGCGGGAACCTGCGGGGCGTCCTGCGGGGTTTGGGCTCGGCTGGCCCTTCACGAACGGCTTGCCGCGCACTTTTTTCGCTGTTGTATCAGCAGACTTGGTTTTCTTGGGTTCCTTTGCCATGGCACTGTTCCGACTGCTAGTCACGGGGCGGCCCGCAATCGAGTTCGTCGACGCGGGCCTATCCGGGACGGGTTGTGTCGGCCTCCTTTAGCTCGTTGCGATCTCTTTCACCGATATCGTCCAGCTCGGGCCGCATTCGAAGATGACGCTGTCCGAGTAGTAGGGGCTATCGGTATCAGCCTCGACGGAGCGGTTCGCAGGGCAGACTTCGATGGCAACGGTCTTTCCGGCCTCGATCTGCACGAACAAGAGCTTGGTGCCTGCGTTCGCGGTCAAGGTCGTCGTGGTCGACTGTGCAGCGCCGGTCGTCGCCGTGATGCTCTCACGGGCAAGATAGGGCTGCTTCAACAGGCCGACGCTGTCGCTGGCATACCGCGTGCCCGCCGCCACGAAGGCGGTCGTCATGCCGGTATGGCTGAAGATGCGTACGAGGGCGGACACGGTATTTCCTTTCAGTTGTAGATGGCGACGGGCTCGGGCTGAGCCTTGCGCCGCGTGTTGATGTCGATGACGACGGTCTGCGTAGCGGGAGCTGGGGAAGCCTTGCGACCTCCCGTGCCCCGATGCCGCTCTATGCCTGTCAGCCCACTGTGCGACTGCCCCCGCAGTATCCGACGGGTCGTCGAGGGGTCGAGCTGGAACCGATGTGCCAGAGCGGCGGCAGATACGCCGTGCTGCTGATGCAGCATGACGATTTCGAGGATGGTGGCTTTCGAGAGGCGCTTTCCGGTGTGGCCCTCGGCCACGGCGTCGGCTGCGTTCTCTGCGTGCGTACCGATGCGCAGATGGCGAGCGTTGCAACACGTTTTGCAGCACCCCTTGGCGTGCAGGACGATCTTGCCAGCCGGGACGGGCACGCCATTGGCGACTTCCCATGCGACGACGTGCGAGTTGCGCTTGCTTGCCTTGCCGGTGATCGGGCTCGGCGCGGTGATCTGGCCGTAGCCGTTCGCCTGCATCGTGCTCCCGGTGAAGGGATGGCACGCGTCAATGCCCGCGCTGGTGTCAACCATGGCGGCGAGACGTTCGGCGAGTGTCTTGGATTTCCGAGCGGGCTTAGGTGCGCGGGCTTGGCTCGGGAGGCGGACGGAGGCCGCGAATTGCGTGGTGATGGTCATTTGTGTTCTCGTGGTTCATCGGTTTCTCTCGGTGCTGCTGGTGTTTGCCGCCTGTGGTGCGGGCGGTTGGCTTGTCTCTCGGAGGAAGGGGGAGGCCACCCACCACGATGACCCCCCCGGCATTACCGATCTCTGAGAGAGAACCGAGGGCCGGGCCTGCGCTTTCCGAAAGGACCAATCGGACCGCTTGACTTCGTCCCTGAGTCGTGCCATCTTGTGCTTGTGAAGGTGGGTCAGACCCCCGCTTGCACGTGACAACTCGACCTGAGTATTACTATATCATAAACGCCGGGCTTCTTGCAAGCTCCACGGCGCTTTTTCTGTTGCGAATCAACGGTTTCCGTGCTACGGCGCGATTCGTCATGCCTCACAAACCGTTGATTTCATTGACTTTTCACACGCTAATACCCTCAAAGTGCGAGAACTTGACGCACCTCCTATTTGGCCGACATTTTGGCTTGAAAATCGTCAGAAATCGCTCTAC